GCGGCGACATGACCGTCGAAGACGCTTTAGCCAACGAGATACGCCGTGGCATTAGCCGCAGCGGCAAAACTAAATACGTCTCTAAATCAGGCGAAGAGCACGCTGCGTTTTTTGCTGCTGTGCGCGATTCCGTGACTCAGAACATGGAAAAGCTGACAGGCATCCGCAAATACGACGCTGACAAAAACATGGCTGAGGCGATGAGTTACATCGCTGACGCCGGAGCAGATGCTGGCGAAGCGCTTGAGTTTTACAAGCGTCTGTCAAACAGCAGCCTGCCGGGCAGCAGCGAAGTACAGGCTGGCTTTGCTGCAATTCGGTTTATCGGCGACGTTCACAACAATTCAGCGCGTCAATTTTCAATTGCATACGAACAAGCCGAACTTGCGGAAGGTAAAAACGAACAATTCCAAGGACTTGTTGCTGCTGTCAGTGACATGCTTGCGTACAGAGTTGAGTTGCGCCGCCAGTTGCGCAACTCGTCTCACAAGATGTTGCAAATGCAAGACGAAATTGAAACTGCTGGCCTCTCGGTAACGTCTCTTTCTATGCCGCGAGATACAAAATTGCGCATAAATCTTCCAGAAAAAGAAGTAGAGCAACTCATGAGCGAAGGTTTTGGCTCCATGCCTGCAAAACCTGGTCTGATGGGCGACGGAATTTATATGACGTCTGACTTGTCACAGAATTTGGAGTGGGGCAACAGTCAAATCACAGGTGAGCTGAACTCAGACATAAAGATTTTGGACACAATTGCAATGGATAAAAGCATTGGCGACTTGCTGTATGACCTTGGCCTTGGTCCGATGAAGAAAAAAGGCAAGACATTTACGTTGTCAGACGCACAACGCGAAGGCTTGCAAGATTATGCACAGCGCCAAGGGTTTGCTGGTATTCGCTACGACAGCAATTACACGACAACATCTACGCCAAATGATGAAATATTTATTTTTAATGAGGCAAAAGCAAATTTAATTGCGCAAACGGACAACGCAGTTGATCCACGAGCGCAGCAAATTGCAGATGCTGCAAAAGAAAATTCAGATCAAATATTTGCAGAGCCGTACACAATGGTTGAAAACATTGCTGACAATTTAATTGACGCAATAAGCAGCGGCAAAAACAACATTGAAACAGAGCGCTTAGCGGAAGCCTTAATAGCTATTGCAAGATCGGAAGTTGCTGAGCAACTGCACATGGTCGACATTTTGACCGAATCAAAAAATCGTCAAGGCACGGCAGATATGTTCTTTGACGCATATCGCGGTGGCATTTTATTTAGCGGTCAAACATGGCAAAAGATGGGCATGGGCACAGCGGTTCGTGCTCTTGCCATGCCTTACTCAGAGGCAAGTGGCCATTTAATGGAGGGCGGCGCAAAGCTTCTTGCAGGATCTGTAGGCGACAAACGCATGTTGAGCACAGCTCGCTACAGCTTTGCAAAAGCTGTTGCAGCCCCCATGAAACACGCTTTCTATTTGGCGCACTTGCCTATGGCATTGCGTATGGGACTTAGCGCAGTTAGGCACAACACAACGCTTGGTCGCGTAGGCCCAGGCACTGGGTTTGACCAAGCCGGCGGCACATTTGCGCAAGGTGGCATTGCGCGCCACATAGAAACAAAGCCAACAGGCGACCCTGTTCACAACGCTGCTTATTACCTGCTGTCTCCTTTCCGCCAAGGCGGGCGTATTTCAGCAAGCATTGACACCTTCTTTAGCTACCTAGCAGGTCCAACAGAAAAGTTGTACGCAAATTTTGAAACTGCGTTTTTAGAACAAATTTCTAAAGGCGGGAGCGTAGACACTGCATTTAATTTTGCTTTTTCAGAAGCACAACGCCGCAGCAAAAAAGAATTTGCTGATCTTATTATTGACGGCAATGTAATTAAAAATGGAATTATGACGCCAGAGCACGTACAAGAAACTCTTAATTACCTTAACTTTTCAGATCCGCTTAAAATTACACGCAAAGACGTTGGCGTTCGCACTTACAAGCAGGGCTTAAATGTTGCACGCCGAGAAGGACTTACCGACCCAGTTGACATTCACAACAGAGCAGTAGAGCACAACGAAGAAGTTACGCCTATTAAAACACTTATCGCTGGCGGCAAAGTTGCTGGACGCAATTTTCCTGGCATGAATTACTTGTCAGGCGGGCACGTTTACCACAACCTGCACAAAGAAGCGGTTGGAAAGTTTACTATTCCTATTCTCAAAACGCCTATAAATATTTGGAAAGCGCACAACCGCGGATTGTTCCCGGCCAATCTGACAACAGACACTTGGTACAAGGATCTTGTAAGCGAAAACCCTTCGACACGCGCCAAGGCGGCTGGTGAAATTGCTACTACTTCTGCAATCTTTACGGCGCTTGGCAGCCTTGTAGACGACGGCGCAATGATTGTGACTGGACCTAATCCAGTTAACTACAGAAGGCGCGCTAACGACGAAATGGTGCGTAACCCGCCCTACTCAGTTGCCTTTAGGCAAGAAAACGGCAGCTATTCCGATTGGTACAACATTGAAGCTATTGATGTTTTAGCAAGCTTTGTCTCCGTGCATGCAGCATTGCGCGAAAAGAAAGCGTTTATGACGCAAGAAGAGATCGAAGGCGACGTATGCGCAGGTATTTTGTGCCTCAACTCGGCAATGCGCGACCTTGGCGTTTTCGGCCGCGTCAATTTTATTGACCCTGTTAACCGCAACATGCTTGGCGGTGTCCGGGAAATTATTGAACTGGTTTCTCGTGTGCTGCCAGAAGAGGAAGGCCAGCACTCAACCAGCGTTGGCGACTCGTTGCGCAGATTTGTAACCCGCAAGGCAAGTAGCTTGCCTCCTGCGTTTATCCGCAACATCAAGGCAGACGCCACTGAAATGCGATATGGGCCAACAGGGCCAGGAATTGTTCCAAGGTCGCTGCCAGAGCATGTTCAAGTTTTCTTGACCAACTTGGACGAATCGTTTGCATCGCAAGGATTAACAGCTGGCGACAAAGAATACGTTTACTTGGACCCAATTACTGCTTACCCCGTTTACAAGGCGAACAGCCCAGACCTGTGGGAAGCGCACGAAGACGACCAGCGGTGGGTAATGGCTGTGCTGACACAGTTCACGCCGCATGCTGGCTTTAGAACAATGCCTCAACGGCAAGGCATGCCGATCCATGAAGAAATTGCAAGGCTGCAGCGTCACAACCCACGGCCACTTGTCTTTTTGACACGTCGCAACCTCAGCTTTGAGGAGATGGAAAACGGCAAAACTAAGAGCTACAACCTTGCTGATTACGAGGCACGTGGCTTGCGCGTTACAAACACAGACGTCAACCAAATCAAGACCATTTTGGCTAATGAAATTAAGATCAATGGCGTAGGTGTTGAGGCTGCATTGACACGAATTATTAGGGAAAGCCCTGAGTACAACGCAATTGGCACCTATCGAATAGAGCAAGTACCAGGCGGAAAGCCACAGCAGCGGCGCGCTTTGATGCTTACCAAGGAATACGCCAAGTATCGAAAACTTGCTGTTGCTAGGTGGCTGGCAAAAGAAGACGGCCGCGGCGAGCTTTTCTTAAAAGCGCACGAAGAATTCAAAGCCGAAGCGCAAGAGTCGTCTCTTGTCTACAACCAGCGGCTGCAATTTCAGCAGCAAGTGCGCAGAGACCGCCTGCAGCGCTTAGAGCAAGACGAGCAAGCTCAAGCGGCACCTAGCGATGAGGGGCGCGTCGTGCAAGATATTGGTAGTTTTACTAGAGCAATCGGGAGCCAGTAATGCCGTTCGCAGAGGACTCGTACACGGGCAATGGCTCCACCAAGGAGTTCAATATCTCCTTTGCGTACATCTTGGAGAGTCACATTGAAGTGGCTCTCAACGAGGTTTTAACTACGGCGTTCACGGTCGACACGTCAACCAGCCCTAAGAAGGTGGTGATGAACACGCTGGGGTCAGAAACCTCAACGCAAACGACTACAGGCGCTCCAAAGGCTGGCGTCAACGTTGTGGTGCAACGGAACTCAAGCCTTAACGCTGCACTGGTTGACTACACCGACGGGTCGACTCTGATTGCAGACGATCTTGATAAGTCAAATAAACAATTCTTGTTTCTGCTGCAGGAGCAGGACGACGAGCAGGCGGCAAACATTCAGTCAACGCTTGCAGGGCAAGACGCTCAGAACAAAAAAATTATCAACGTTGCGGACCCGACCGCAGCTCAGCACGCAGCAACCAAGAACTACGTCGACACTGGTTTCCAGCCGCTTGATGCTGAGCTAACTGAGCTGGCAACCATGTCGTCTGGCACTGCCGGCGCACTGGCAGACCTGACACAAGCAGAGACACAGATCCTTGATGGCGCAACCGTCAGCACGTCGGAGCTAAATACGCTTGATGGAATCACTGCGTCTACGTCAGAACTCAACAAATTAGATGGCGTCACTGCCAGCACAGCTGAGTTAAACAAGCTGGACGGGGTTACAGCAAGCACTGCTGAACTCAACATTGTTGACGGTGTTACTGCTACTGCCGCTGAGATCAATGCGCTTGACGGGATCACTGCGTCTACTGCCGAGCTGAACAAGCTGGATGGCGTCACTGCATCGACGGCTGAGATCAACCTGCTGGATGGCGTCACTGCCACAACAGCAGAGCTGAACTTTGTCGACGGTGTCACTTCTGCAATTCAGAACCAGATTAACGGCAAGCAGCCGCTGGACTCTGAACTGACAGAGCTGGCCACCATGCCAGCAACTACAGCATCTGCCCTTGCTGATCTAACTCAGGCAGAAGTGCAAGTGCTTGATGGTGCCACCCTCAGCACTACAGAGCTGAACAAGTTAGACGGTGTTACGTCGACGACAGCTGAGATCAACGTCCTAGATGGCGTCACTGCCAGCACTACCGAGCTAAATGTCACCGATGGATTGACTGCATCAACGGCTGAAATCAATCAGCTGGACGGCAAGACAGTTAGCAGCACGCTGACACCAGCCAACACCAACGACATTCCGACCAGCTCGGCAGTCAACACGTTTGTGTCTGGCTTGCTTAATGCCTTGGGCGGCTTTGTCGCCATCGCAAACGAGGTCAGCTTCCCGACAACCAACCCTGACCCCAGCGATAACGCGGGCACGGTGGTGTCAATTGCTGATGCCGGTGGCGTTGTAGTTGATGCCAGCGGAGTAAGCGCTACTGGTCGGACTACCGGCAACGTCACGGTCACAATCAATGGCTTTCCTAGCAGCCTGCATAGCACCACCCTGGGCGCTGGCCTGGGCCTGCAAGTACAAACAACAACCACACTCAACACTTACACCTATCACAAACTCATTGCCAAAGAGGCTGATGTCAAACAGCTGAGCGATGACATCAATGATTTCCAAGCGCGGTATCGCGTGTCGGCTAATGCGCCAACCACGGATCTAGACGAAGGCGATCTCTGGTACGACACCACTGCCAACAAGATGAAGGTGTACGACACCGCAACATCTGCATGGAAAGAGGTTCAGTCTGTCGGCAACTTCTTTATCAACACACTGTCGTCGTCAAGCGCTACGGGCGGTGGGTCTGCCACATTTAACGGCAGTGCTTATCGGTTCACCCTTAGCAACGCTGGCGCTAACGCCCAGCAAATGCTGGTCAGTGTTAATGGCGTTATCCAAAAGCCAAACAGCGGCACAAGCCAGCCATCAGAAGGCTTTGCGATTAACAACAACGACATCATCTTTGCTGCTGCACCTGCGTCTGGTGCAAGTCAGTTCATTGTCACGATTGGATCAACAGTAAATATTGGTCAGCCAAGCAACAACACTGTTGACACATCGGAGCTAGTCGATGGTGCTGTTACTAACGCCAAGGTAAGCAGTAGTGCTGCAATTGCGTCTTCTAAACTTGCCAAACCTATCGACTTTGCTGACAACGAAAAAGCACGGTTTGGCACCGGCAATGATTTAGAAATTTATCACGATGGCAGTCATTCTTATGTTCTCGATAATGGCACAGGAGATCTTAGATTAGCCTCAAATGGTGTCACAGCAATTACAAAAGGCGACTCAGAAATGTGTGCCGGCTTTAATGTAGACGGAGCAGTAGAACTTTATTACGACAACGCTAAAAAGCTTGAAACCAAATCAGACGGCATCGACGTAACCGGCGAAGTCCAGTGCGACAGCTTGGATGTTGATGGAGCTGCTGAGATTAGTGTCCCTGGCAACTCCAGCGCTTTAGTCGTTAAACAATCAGGAGTCAGCGCTGAATACATTACTCTTTACGCAGCATCTGGGGGTGGCGGTCAAGTCTTTGTCAAAGATGGTTCTGGAACTTCAAAGATTCAACTACTGGGATCTGATGGCAGCGCCACGTTTGCTGGTCAAGTAGCAGCAGTCGCCAACAACGCATCTGGAACCGAGTCAGCTATTAAAGCAGTACAAATTAATGCAAATGGTTATGCGTTGTGGGTTGGCAGTGGTGAAAGTACCAGGACTGCTTATATCCTGCCCAACGGCTCGGCCACGTTTGCATCTACAATTACTGCTGGCAATGAATCATCAACAGGAACAAACATATTTGCAAGTGGCAGTGCTCAAGGTATTGTTGGAGGAACTCAAAAGTGGTACTTGGGAACAGACGGCAGCGCCACGTTTGCTAGCACAATAATTTCAGGAGGTGACGCCTCAGGAGGGGCTAATACTGGATCGAGAATAGACGGAGGGAGTGGATTCTCTGCCTCTATGAATAATTCAACTTCGCTTATATATAGAGGTTATACGACCGGCTCTTCAACACCTTCCTTCTCCGTTCAAGCAAGCGGAAACGCATCTTTTTCGGGTAACATCAC